CTGACTCTATGCAGTCGCTGACCTCTCTACTGCCATCAGCCGCCTCCGTCAAGACAGGTATGGAGTCGATTATGAGTAGCGGGGCAGAAGCAGCAAGTGAAATGGAAATCCAAGTTGGACTTCCGAGGTTTTAACGTCGTGACTTTTAGTTAAGGAAGCTTTAGCTTTCTTAACTAAAATGTCCTACGACGTATATGACAAGAGTCACGACGTTAGATAAACAATGAATACGCCTTTTCCACAGTCTCCTTTGTCTGGAACCGTGAAAAGGGCGGCTTATATACCTGAGCAGAAGGCACAGCATTATGAACCTTCGCCGCAATATGCTTATACAGATCAAAATCAGGGAAACGCTCATCTCCATCCGCAGTCACCAGAATATTCCGATCATCATCATCAACCATCCATGACCACAGCACATTATACAGAGGAGATACAGACTCGCGCACAATAAGTCCCTCTTCCTCGGACAAAATGACCCTGCTCTCGCTATCCTCAGGCTTCACGGGGAATAGACTCTCAAATAGGCTCACGGAAAGACGAGACAAGTCAAAGGACGGATTGGGCGGAACAAGCTCGCGCGGCTTCGGGTGGAGAGGAGGAAATGCATACTGGCCGTCCGCATCATTTCCAGCGCGGAAATCATCACTGACCAGCATGGTATTATTAATAGAAAAGATACTCCGACCGAAATCAATCAGTCTGAAGATCTTTCCATAGGTCGGCACCTTCCAGTGAACACCCGCCGCATCCTTGTAATATAAATACTCCAGATCTGTCTTGCTCCAGACAATATTGTTCGTGTGAAGATCATTGTGTGTCATTCCAAACACCTTCTGCATTACACACTCGGCAGCGATCACCTGAAAGATCCACGCTGACCACATGATCTCCCATTCAGGCGATCCAGGCTTGACCGTGTGCTTATCAGGATTCAAGAGAGAGTCCATTGTATCTTCATTCGACTCTGTAAAGATGAGCATAACAGGGAAGTTAGGGATACTGGCATATACGGTATACTGCTCATCCTCATCTTCTTCCTCTTCATCCTCATCTTCGGCAAAACTCATACTCTCCAGAGAGGCTGAGTGGAGACTGCCCTCATCACCTTCCTTGTATTCAATTGACTCTAGAGAGCTTTCATCCTCCTCATCATCCTCATATTCAGGCCTGGTTAGAAGATCATTCTTTACCTCCTCAGGCACATCCTCTGCCGATCCATTTTTCAGAACAGTCAGTGTATAGAGACCTCTGTCTGAACCCTTCCAAAACCAGCGTGTATTACGGAAACTGGAAAAGTCGTCGTTAATATTGTAACGATACATATCAGCCTTTGCGCAGAAAGAGCCATAGTAATAATTAAAATGGGGAGATATACCTTGAATGCGTAGCTTGGAAAGAGCGTAGGTGGCCATCACTTCAACATAGGCCTGATTCCACGGATCCTGAATCTTGTGCCAGGCGGCAGTCCAAGTCTTTGAATGCCAAGGAAGTCCCGACTCCTTGGGTAGACTGTAGCCCCCTTTCATCCAGCGAACCGGATCCAGAAGATGGGTCACTTTCAGATAGGCCGGTTTCGTTGTGATTACATCGCCCTCCTTCAAAGTCACTTGGCAAAATCCCTGGTTTCCAGAACAATCAACAGACGAAATCTGCCATGGCGTATCAAGGCGAGCCTGATCAGATTGGAACTTATTGATCTTGAACACCTTAGTCATGGCTGGAAAGAAAGTCTGGAGGTTCTTATAGCCTTTTACGTTTTGTAAATCTTCAGACAGCGGATCTAAAAGGAATCGCGGCGTAGGGAGTTGCATCCCCCGGAGTTTATTTGATTCCATCTTTTTCTCATCAAGAATCATTGCGGCGAGTAAAAGCGCATAATAAAAATTAGTTTGGTAGTATATTAGCAATGACCTCCGCAATGGATGTTAGTCTGAAAAAGTTCGACATGAAGAAGATTCAACAAGACGCCGTATGTGTTTTCATAGGTCGCAGACGCACGGGTAAATCGACACTTGTTCGTGATCTGCTCTATAACCACCAGGATATGCCCCTCGGAACTGTGATTTCAGGAACGGAAGAATCAAACTCTTTCTATTCAAAGATGATTCCGCCCCTTTTCATTCACGGCGAGTATAACCCTCTCATTTTGGCCAATTTCGTGAAACGGCAAAAGATGATTATGGCGAAAATCATGGAAGAACAGGCGGCGGGTCAGATGAAGTCACGCTATGACCCCCGTTCTCTCATGATTTTGGATGACTGTATGTATGACGAAAGCTGGACACATGACAAGAATATTCGCTATCTTTTCATGAATGGTCGCTGGCTCAAGGTGTTCTTCTTAATTACCATGCAATACCCGCTGGGTATCCAGCCGGCTCTTCGCACGAACGTCGACTATGTCTTTATTCTGCGTGAGCCTTACTTGAGCAATCGCAAGCGCATCTTTGACAATTATGGATCTGCCTTTCCTTCGTTCGAGTTTTTCTGCCAGATCATGGATCAGTGCACACAGAATTTTGAGTGCCTGGTTCTGGACAATACGAGTCAGAGCAATAAGTTGGAGGACATTATTTATTGGTATAAGGCCGAGTTCCACGGAGATTTCCGCATTGGTGCACCCGAGTTCTGGGCCCATTCAGCCGCGCACATGCGCAACAAGGAGGGGAACAATGAATACGATCCGAGCGCTGCTCGCAAATTAAAGGGGCCGGCCATACAAGTTCGCAAGGTCTAATGGAAAGAAATGATATTGCTTTTCAAGAATTGCATGAGAAATACCGTGTAATGTCGTGACTTTAATTTAACGAAGCTAAAGCTTCGTTAAATTAAATGTCAAACGACTAATAACCCGTTATACCTTATTTTTAAGAAAGCTCGAAGAGCTTTCTTAAAAATAAGTATACACGGTATTCCCACCGCAATTGAAGATATTAGAAGTAATACGAGCACGCGATATGTGTCGACTGTTTGCAAACGTTTGAAATAGAATAGGACAAAAAGAAGAGAAGAGAATAATAATAGGCCATTCAGTATATGCGCTATGATTGAAGGAATGAGCATTTCTATATTCTAGACTTAGAAAAGAGATGGACGAATCAATCTATGGACTTCTATTCATTGCAGCAGTCGCCTTTGCACTTTTACTAGCAGATCGTATGCTCCGCATTTCCAAGTATATTGAGCCGTTTCAGGGCACTGAACAGGCGCAGTGCGGGGTGGATTTACCCCCTTGCAACCACCCATTGTCCTGTGTAAATGGATATTGCAGAGGAACGGCGCCCCCTAGACTACCGGCATCGGATCTCCCGGTTCTTCCTTAGTAAAATAAAATTACAGGGGTATAGCATGGTCTATTTATATGTCATAGGTGCTATTCTTGCACTTATCGCCATCTATTTTATGTTTACAACGAGCTCATTCGCAGATATGGACTGTAATCCTCAGATTGAAAATGCCTGCGGAGAAGCTGCCAAGTGTCATCCTGATGAATCAGGCGTGAAGGGGATTTGCTTTCCTAAGGGCGAGGAAGAATAAGATCTATTAATAGATGGCCCGCAAGAATACTCTTCTCATTGCGTTAACCTCGTTCGTTATTGTTCTGCTTCTTATTGCATTAGTTAAATACCTCTTTCCTCGCAGTGTTATGGGATTCACAGACATGAGCTGCTATGGTGTTGCGTGCCAGGAGGGCGAGTTCTGCCAGAGTGGCAGCTGCAAGAAGATCTACCCCAACCCGACAAACAACTACTACAATGAGGGTGTAGAGGGGTTCCAGGACAGCTGCCCGCCTGGCACGAAGAAGACGGAGAACGGTGACTGCCAGGCGACTGAGGGCTTTATGGATCAAGGAACGATTACCAGCTTGGCCATTGGTATCCCTGTAACCGTTTTCCTGCTTGGAATCATGGGACTCGCTTACCTTATGTGGTCTGATTATCGGTCTAGCTTCCCGACTCGTGCGTCGACTACTGGGTATCCTCGTGTGAATGCACGCACGGTTTAACTACGATAACCTAATACTCAATGACACATAGATGGAAAATCTACGCGCCATTGCTTCCACTGATTTACTAAGTAGTGAAGGCTACTTACATTATATTGAAGGCTATACCCTTATAGAAGGCTCTCAAAATTACTTTATTCTTGGAAAGGATGAAATTTATTATTCAGGCTATCTTGGCTTACCCGGCCAAATTAATAGAGAAGGAAAAATGGGTCAGCTACTCTATACATGTGCTAAGCAAAGCGGATTTACAAAATGGCTGGAAATTGGAACCTGGAATGGAAATGGCACTACACTCTGTGTTTTAGACGGATTTCG